TGCGTCAGCACATCCTCTGCATTTTCCTTCACGCACAGCGCCAGATAGTAAGTCTGACCGCACATGCATGCCGTTGCTGCACTTTCCATTCCGCTCATCCGCATGCGCATCGTCTCATACAGCGCATCGCGCGAGAGCACCTCCATTTTCGCCCCGTCATACATGCCCAGCCCGCCTTCCGTCAGAAAGAGCATCTGCATCCTGTCTGTGCAAATGGTTCTCGCCTGTACGGGACCGTCTGTGCCGTATGCCCGTGTGATGACAAAGCTCGACGGATCACTTCCGCGTATTTCAAAGATCGTACGCGCTTTGATCGCCAGCAGATATCCGCCAAATGGCGCCAGCGCCATAAATGCGTCGCCATCCCATGTCGGCTGCTTCATCACGCCGCCGCCGAGTTCCGGCGTATCCGGCACGCTCGTCCAGTCAAACGGATCATACGCCCTGGAGTAGAAGATATCGTCCGGATATCCCGGCGCGCCGGTTCCCCAGATGCGCTCCGCATGCCTGCCCAGCTGCGCAAAACGCACATTCTCATATTCGTCTCCGATGGCCAGCGTTTTTCGCTCCACCCTCAGGTCATTGCCATAGATTACCGCCATCCCGTCTTTCGCATTGCTCATGATCAGGATGTCCACGGTTTCCCCGTCCTGGATCGTTTCATATGTCACGCAGCTCCATCGGTCAGATGCAAACCCTTCTGCCCGTTTGACCCAGCCCTCCGTGCCCATCGTGTAGGTGTAGATCGCGCCGCCTGCCCCTGCAACAAATACCTGCGGATCATCCGGCCTGCTTCGCCTGTAGAATCTCTCGAGCGTTTCAATCGGCGCACCCAGCGCGGCAAATGCGCGGCTTGTTCCATAGCTTGTCGCCAGCAGTCCGCGCTGCGTGCGCATGTTTTCCGCCCGATAAGCATATTCCGGATTCACATTCGCATCGCCCGCCGCCTGGTAGATTCCCTTCGGCGTAGGAATTGTAAATTTCCCCCCAAACCGCTTATCCAAACCGCTTTGTCCCTTCGCCATCCGTTCACCTCCGCTCTTTCTTTTTTATCGCCGGTATCTGGCGTCCGTCACCGCATACAGGTTCTTCATCCGCGTCACGCTGCCCTCGCCCTCATAGCTCAGCGCGTGCATCTGCTGATAAAAGCTCTGCCGAAAGAATTCTGCCCGGCTCTGCTTGCTCAGGCTTCCGCTGGATAGATGCCTGTAACAGATGTAGTCCGCCAGCGCCGCATGCGCATACTCCGGCAGCCTCGGCTCATCCGTCGCATTCTGCATCGCTTCACGTTCCACTTCGCAAAGCACATACAGCATTTTCTCTTTTTCGCCCGTGTGAATCGCCAGCCCGTCTGCGTCTATATCAAAGCTTTTCTCTCTGTTCTTTTCATCCGTCACCCTGACCACCCGACGGATCGGAAGCGCGCAGAGATCTGCGCGCCCCTTCTCGTCGGTCATCAGGGCATATATCTCCCTCGGCCTGTAAAACATCCGGATCGCAATCATGTAGCCCATGTTGGCATAGCTTTTAAAAAGCTCGTCGTATTCCGCGATATCCTCCGGTGCTTCGTCCAGCTGCCGCAGCGCCAGCCTCATGATGTTTGCCAGCGTCATTGCCCCGCCTCCCTTTCTGTGATCATGCCGCCCCGGCGCAGTCTTTCCTCTGCGCTTTCATCGTGAGCCGCTTCCGCTTACAGGTTGCCCGTGTTCTCAAGGATCTCCTTCAGCGGCAGCGGCATCTCCACGCTCCTGCCGCGCATGAAGTAAAAATCCACGCCGTTCAGGCCCACATACTGCACATCGTCCTTGCTGCCCGGCATAAGCGGCAGCATCACCTTTTCCTTTTTGCAGCCGGCGCAGCCCGCCTGAGCCATCAGCTTGTCCATGTTCTTTTGTGTCATCTCGCATTTAACCGCCAGCGCGCTGGACGTGCGCTCGATGGTCTTGGTCGTGTTCGTCTTGATCGCCATCTTCTTCTCCTTTCTTGGGGATTGCATCCCCAAACCCCTGCCCGGGGGATTCATCCCCCGGACCCCTGTCTTCGCTTCGCGCCTGCTTCAAGCCTCATTTCATCAGCAAACTCCGTTCGCTCCGCCCGCAGCGCGTCCCCTTACGCCGTAAAGCCGCACTCAATGCGCACAGCATATTCCGGCTGCAGCATCTTCACGCCGAAGCCATCCATCTTCCAGCCCACCGTGCTGATCTGCTCCAGCGGATCCGCCGTACCCGCGCTGCCTGCCGGCTTCACGATCACGCGCGGCTTGGCGCCCTTGAAGCTCGTGTAGCCGTAGGCGTACTGGCCCAGCACGATGATGCTCGCCACATCTGTGCCGTCCGCGCCCGCGCCCTCAAAGATCTTCGCCTCCGTGGTCTCCACGATCCTGCAGCCAAACAGTCGGCCGATCTCGCCCGTGTATACCGCTTCCTTGTCCTGATAGCGCGCCACTGCCACAAAGGTCTCGTCGTCCTGCAGATCGTAGAACGTATCCGGACCCACAATCGCAATGTAATAGCCGCCGAAAGTCTGTGCGTGCGCCTTCTTCAGCTTGCGCACAGCCTTGCGCAGCTCGCGCGTGCTCAGTTTGTCCTCGCTGGTCAGTTCGCTGCGGCTGGTCTTGCCGTTCGCATAGATCACATTCGTGCAGGTCGCCAGCTCCTCGCGCACCACTGCGTCAATGCTGCGCGCGCCGGCGTCGCCAAAAAGCTTGGTCTTGCGCAGGATGTTCATGTCCAGATGCGACAAATCCAGCTTGTCCGTGCAGCGCGCATATTCGCCGTACTGCTCCAGCTTCACCGTCACCTCCGTCTCCGTCAGCATCACGCTCTCGCCCGGCTCGCCCTCGGCAAGCGTCGCCGTATTCGCCTCCAGCGGGATGATCTTGCGCATGTTCATCACCAGACCGCTGTTTTCCGGCATCCTGTGCTCGTCGCCAAACTGCAGATGCACCAATTCCGGTTCAAATGTCCGCAGCAGTTCCCTGTTGTAATAGGTCTGCATGCCCGGCGTCAGGCCGCCGCTCGCCGTCATGTTCGTGTTTTCACTCGTATACGCCATTCTTCATTCTCCTTTCTTTCGGGGGACTGCCCCCGAACCCCGCCTGTGGGACTTCGCCCCTCAGACTCCCCATGTTCGCTTCGCGCCTGTTTTAAGCCGCCCTTACATCTTAACCTTCTTGCCCATCATCGCTGCCGCGCGCGCCCTGCGGGAGAATTCCTCAAACTGCGCGTCGCTCATCTCCTCGATGCGGTCGCCCTGCGCCACGTGGCCCGCCGCGCTCGCGCGCGTCACCGGCACGCCGCGCCTGCGCGGCGCCTGATGCATCGCCGCCATCTGTCGCTTCAGATAAGCCGCCGCCGCGCGGATCAGCTCCTTGCCCTGCGCCACATCAGCGCGCACGCCCTCGTCCTGCGAGAGCGCCGTCAGCTCTTCGCCCGTCCAGCCATCCTCAAACAGCATCCCAATGCCTTCCCGGATCGCCGCTTCCAGTTCCTGCGCCTCCTGCGCTTCGCGGGCCAAACTGTCCTCCATCAGTTCACCCGAGATCTCCTGCGCGTTCAGCGGCGCCTGCTCCATCATCCTGTCCTCCATTGTTTTTCTCCTTTCTCTTTATTGCAAACCCCTCTCAGGGATCTTGCCAGTATTCTTCCCCTCGTCTCCTGTTCGCTCAATCGCCTGCAGCACGCTCTCCCGGATCCGCTGCCCCTGTATCAGGCGGATCACTTCATGCGCCGGCAGCGGTGTGCCCGCCTGCGCGCAGATCTGTACCGCCTGCAAAAGGAATTCATTGTCCTTGGCAATCTCGTCCGGGTTGCTGCGCTGGATCTGTATGCGCACCGAATACGCTGGCCTTGGCATCGCCTCGCGCTGCGCATCCGGCGCAATCAGCTCCACCAGCGTGTCCCTCGCGCCCACAATGCGCAGCTTGCGCCCCGGCTCCATGTATTCGCTCAGCACCCACAGGATCATCTCCACCATCTCCCGGAACGCGTCCTTGAACCGCTCCGTGTGCCAGCGTGCAATCTTGCTGCCCGCCTGCTGCAGGGCGTTGATCGCCGTGCCCGCCGTCACGTTCAGGCCGCCCTCGCCGCGGGCAAACTGGTTCTGGCCGCAGTCCTGCTTCATCGCGTCCGCCATGTACTGCATCATCTGGTAAACCTGGCTGTTGATCGGCTGCGCCTGCACGGTCTGCAGCACTTCCCGGATGTCGCTGCCGTCCCATTCGATCACCGTCCGGCTCATGTCCGCCACTTCGTCCGCATTCACGCCGCTGCCCCGGCGAATAAAATGCCGCTGCACGCTGCTCTCGCGCGCATTGTCGTCGATGTATTTGGCATAGCGGTCGATCGCGTTCTGCGTCTCCCTGTAATCGTGAATCAAACCCGAACCAAACGGCCTGCGCCATACGTCCCGATAACGGTAAAGCACAAACGGATACTGTCCGTGCGCATATACACCCTGCGCATATTCGCCCTCCTCCAGCTCAAAGCCGAAGCCTGTCTCCGTGCTGCAAAGCAGCGCGCCGCCTGCGAATTGCGCCATATGTACGATACTTCTGCGCTGCACAGGATCAAACCGCTTGTACCAGAATTCGATCAGCGTCACCTTGTTGTCCTCGCCGGGGG